GTTGCGGTGCCGGTAAATGAGAATGAAGAACCTGCACCAACTGGTCTATGCGTCATTATTCTTATAATACATTTATTGATTATTTATTACTTTACAAATTCGTAGTATAATCGTATCTTTACTCTTCGTCTTCTTCATAATTTGCATCATCTTCACTTTCCCCTTCACCAAAAACCGAAGATGCTACCATTGGACGAAATGTATCCAATCTTTCTGTGGATTTTGCAAAGAGTAAATCTTTGATTTTATCACTGATTTGTGAAGGGGATTCATCACTAATAATCATATCCATCAGTTCATCCATATTTGTGTCCAATTAATTACTTGTGTATTTATATTTATATCTCCCCTCCCTTGGGCATCTCTGCAATTTTACCATCAGCAACAGTAGCATCACCTTGTTTATCAGTATTAGGTTCCATAACTGGTTGCCCCAGATCCATTTGAGATGTTTGATCTAATGGAAGTCCTGTTTGTGGATCAATTGGTTGACTTGGGTCTGGAATAATACCTTCTTCAATTTCTTTTTTAATCATTGAATTCTGTTCAATAATTTCAATATCTGTTTGACGAAGGATTTTACGTCTTACATAATCTTGTGAAAAATATTTACCAATATAAGGTTCGGCAACTTGTACCATATTCAATCTTTCATTGAGTAATTCTGCGTCTTTAAGTTCCGCAAAGTGATTATCATATAAGAAATCATATTGTATATGTTCATCCATTGTCTCCCAGTCTTCTGGAGTGATGATATTTTTAAGAATTAATTGAGTTTTCAACATATCATTGAACATATATGAAAATCTTTTTCTTAATCTACCAACAAACTTACTAAACTTAACTTCATCACGAAGAATTTCTGAAGAACGTCCAAGGTTAAATCCACCTTCACCATCCATTCTTGATGGTGGTACATTTAATGAACGATAAAGTTTTTTCTTAAAATATTCAATATCTGTGATTTCACCAAGATTTTGACCACCAGGAAGAGTCGTAATTTCAGTTCCTCTACCACCTTCTCTTCGTGGTAACCAAAAATCTTCCATCATAGACATCATTTTTTTATCATCACGAATTTCACCTGTGTTCGCATCATATACAAGTTTATTACGATATCTCATCATCACATCACGAAGATATTGTTCTGCCTTTACTTTAGGTAGATTACCAACATCAATATAAAATACTCTTCTTTCTGGTGCTCTTGAAAGTCTGTAAATTACCAAAGAATCTTCAATCATACGAAGTTGATTGAGAGATTTAATTGCCTTATGAAGATATGATAAGGTTGACCCTTTATTGCGGTCTACAAGTCCTGAGGTGCAATAGGTAATAGAATCCTTGGTCATCTTAATCCCTGCCTCTCCACCCAATGCAGATGCATTTCCTGTTGGGTATGTCATCTTTGGATTGTAAATGAAATACTCCTCTATCTCAGGAAATTCATATTCCATTGGATTTTGATTACTTCTATTCACATTTGCTAATCTAAATCTCTTATCAGCATCAGTTGTCTTTTTTTGTTGTCTTATATAACGCATTTTCATTGCGTCAATATATCTCAACTCTTTAATTCCTTCTTCTGGTTTTTTGAAATCAATTACTTTGTGATAGTATAGTCTTCCATCAATATACCAATTTCTATAAATTTCATGAGATTTTCTGTCAAAATCTAATAAATCAAGAATATTTTTAAACTCTTCTCTAATTCTTTTTTTGATACCATCACTGGCATTTAAGTTTGAAAGTTCAATTTCTACTGGGCTGTCATTTGTGTCAGATACAATTGCCTCACTTACAATATCTTCGATGGCACTATCACATTCAGGGTGAAGTGCCATCTCACGATATCTTTTGATTAAATCAAATTCATTTTTATAAACACCTTCTATATCTACATAAGAACCAAAAAACCCACTACTCACAAAATGATCAGATCCGTCTTCACTATTAGGAGGAACTGGTGATACTACGGATGGTGATATTGGTTCTTGATCTTCAATAGAAAAACCAAATAATTTTGCCATAATTTAATTAATCTGTATTCTTACTATTTATCAGTTAGACTTACCACCAGTTCCTGATGGGTGCCAGTAGTTTACTTGAAATTCTACAGTAAATTCTTCAATTGCATTTGAACTATCAGCGGAAAGATCAATTGCAGAAACGGATGTTGGAAAAATATCTTGGAATGTATATTCCCTAGCAACTACAATACCACTACCACTTGTAGCACCAACTGTTGATGAATTTCTACTCAATTGTTGTACAGTTGCACTTGCCATATAATCAGTGGGATTGGTAACACCACTTGCATCCTTATATTGTGCAATGTGTTGCATCCAATCTTCCATAACTTTTCTAATCGCAAAATCATTGTCATTGATGACTGTAATTGACCAAGGATCAAAGGTTCTGTCACCAGAAACCTTGAAAATTCTTCCACGAAAAGGAACATCAATAGATGCAACAGTTGATCCGGGTAAATTAGCTGCCTTACATAACATTATAAAATTTTCTTGTGCTAAAGTTCCAGCTGCACTTGGAATATTTCCAAATGTAACTTCAAATAGATTGGGGCGAGCACCGCCACCTTTAAGTGATGTTTTGAAATCTGAAATAAATTTGTTAGTTGCCATTTTTTTAGTTTCTCCTTTTTAATTTATTTATTTTAATTAAACAGTTCCAGCAACTTCTTCAAAACTAACACCAGTGCGAGTTGCAACAAAGGTGAGAGTTACATAATTAATTGATTTAGTTGGTTTTAGGAAGATATCAGCACGGAACTCATTATTATCAATCACATCAGGAGTGTTGTTTGAGGTGTCGCAAACAACCAGGAATCCGTAGAGACCTCTCTTTGATTCTACATCACGGAGATATGGTTCAACAATATTCTTAAAGTTTGCTCTGGTAAGTTCATCATTCAATTCAAAAAGTTGTGCCTGTGCAGCTCTTTGTAATGACTGTTCAATTGTAAGGAACAAACGACGAACGTTAATTCTATCAAATGCAGATGCATATCCAAGAGCAGTCTTGTCTCCAAAAAGAAGAGTTCCAACTCCAGGTTGAGTTATGATTGAGTTAATTCTTTGTGGATAAAGTTGGTCTCTTTGTGCCTTATTTGGATTATATGCAAGTTTAACTACATTATTTAAAATTCCTCTTTGCTGACCTGCAGGAGAGAACCAAGGATATGCAACAATATTAGTGCGAGTCATTAGACCGGCAATATCAGCATTACAAGGAATATAACGGAACTGATTGTTGAACCTATCATAGGTATACTTATATCCACTATCAAAAATTGCATAAGAAGATGATTGAAGTGAACTGAAGTATTGAATCAGATTTGTTGTTTGAGTCGTAGTATTTGTAATATTAATCAAGTTTGCTCTGTGTGGACCAATACAAGCAACAGCATCTCCTCTTGAACTTGCAAGAGAAATCAAATAATTTGCCTTTGCCTGCGAATCAAATTGGTCTGTTAGACCTGGACCCATAATGAGATAATCTACTTGAATCTCATCTTTATTGCTAAAGAGAGTATATGAATCAATCAAATCTCCAAGAGATGCCTGCATTCCATTAGAAGCAGAATAATCAACACCTCCTGCAAGAGTATATGAAACATTTCCAATTGCAGCAAAAGTAATTCCTTGTGCGTTCTGTCCCCAGAGACCTTGTGAGGTTGTGTATGGAGTAAATGATGTACTGAACCCTACTGCTCTCGGAGCAGTTCCGTGATATGAATCAGAAGCACTGGAAGGATTACTTCCTGCATAAACTTGAGAAGAGAAATCGGCAAGAAACTGTTCATACCAAATCTTTTGAGGAGAATTTATCGCAGAAATTGAGTCAAATGCCTTGGAAAGACCTACAAATTTTTCAAGAATTGTTCCTTGATTTCCTGTGATTGTTCCTCGGTCATCAACAACTGCAATGTTGAGAGCATCGTTTTTACCAGCTCTGTCAAGTGAATATTGGTTTGTAACTGGTTTCGGTGCAATTGATTTCCAATAAATTGTGGAATTTGTAAGACCAAGAGTTTGTTGCCCGTACCAATCAACAACTGTGGAAGGAGTAATTGGGGAAGATGCTGATGTTCCGGTATTGATTCCAGAATTATTAACGAAACGAAGAGCACTTGAAGTAGAATATGATGCAGTAGAAGAACTTTCTGCATAATCAATTAAAGTTTCTGTATTACCAGATGAAACTCTAGAGACAATTCTTACATCAATCGTACTATTTCCACTCGTAGCATCAGTCGTAACACCAGTAATGATACCCTTCAAATAACCATTAAAGAGTGATGTTGTTCCTGATCCGGCAAGAGTAACATTTGTGAGTGCAGTTGTAACACCAAAACCAATAGTTGCTCCAGCATTTGAAGGGTTGGTTGTGGCAATACCAATTATCTGATCTGCTAAATTATCAATAAAACAAACCTTTAAATTATTTGCCCAGGTACCTGGATTTTTTGCTGCATAAGTGAAATTATTTCCGTCTGAATGATTATTTGTATAATCATCATAATTTTCAATTTTTAATGTTGTAGTAGAGGCAATTGAAACTCCGGCATTTGCATTATTCAAAGTTGATCCATCGGTTCTTACAACCTTAAGAACACCACCATAAGAAAGGAATGAGGAAGCACTCATCCAATACTCATATTGGGAATCTGTTGAGAGTGGTTTTCCAAATACGTTGATTAAATCCTGTTCTGTTGAAATATCAATTGGATAATCTACTGGACCAATTGGAAAAGGACCTGCAATTGCACCAATATTATCTAAAACATTATCTGCTCTTCCTACTGTTAAATCAACCTCTCTGACGAGTACGCCTGGAGATAATTGAGGAGTTGCCATTTGATTCTCCGTGATTCTCGGTTAACTGAAAATATTTATAAAAAAACTTATTTTCATTGGGGGAAATATGGAGTGAACATTTACCAATCTGGATATTCCCAATTTAAATACGTATTTTTCTTTTTTCTTTCAAATGTTATTCTTTTAATCGTACATTCTTTACATTCATAAGAATATGATGATGCAACTGTTCCACGATCTTTGCGAGTTCTATAAAAACCATCAATTAAATTTTTAATTTCCCCACATACTCTACATTTTCTATCATTAAATAATAAATGTCCCAATCTAATTTGACAATCAAGATCCATCAGTTATATTGCCACATATATGAACGATCTCCATATTCATCAGCATACCATCTATCACCTTCAGCATCAGTAAAACTACTATCACCAAGACCATCATCAATAAATCCAAATGGTGCCATGTCTTGATCTATTTGATTTTTCTGTTCTTCATATAATC